GCCTTTGCTTAGTTTTGTCATGCTTTTTTCGCCCTTTTCTTTGCGGTGGGTGACAGGTCTTTCATGTGAACCAAATATTTACTGGACGCCGTGTGACGTGCGCCAGACATGACCCTGCCCTTGGCGTCCTTGTGTGTTGCGCCCGTATGCTCTTTGCCGTTCTTAAAGTAATGCTTTACGCCTTTAGCCATTATGATGCTCCATTTGTCGCTCTATGTCTGCTTCAATCGCAATATCTTCTACACACTCTTGCAATTTCCGTGCGTACTCATTGCGAAGACGGTCAGCGCGTTCCCTTGTAAAAGAATTGGCACTGATCTCTTCAAGCTGAATTTGTTTTGAAATACCCATTATTTCTTACCCTTCCAATTTACACGTTTCGCAGATGTCTTGCGCTTTGCTGCCGACTTGGCCGACTTGCTTTTGCATTGCGCCATTGTGGGACGGCAGGCGGGATATGATCCACCAGACTTGCGGCTCTTGCGGCCACAGGGGCCACCAGTTTTGCAATTGACCCAGCCCTTGCCTTTATTGCGGCCAAACCATTTTCGCAGACCATCGCTGCTACTACTTTTTTTTGCTTTTGCCACTTTTATTGCCCCAGTTTTTTGCGCCGACCTTGCGGCATTTTACCAAAGCGCCAGAGCCATAAGCTGACGGCCATGTACCACCGTTGCGCGTGTATCGCGCCTTGACCTTACTGTAGCAGGCGTCTCGCTTCGCTTTCTTTTTTTTCTTCGCCGCCATTAGGTGCCCTTTTTCTTTTTGCCATATCCGCTGGCGTGGGCAGCGCGGCCCTGCCTCTCAGCTTCGGCCTTGGTTTTATAAACCTTGCCCTTGCTGCCCCAGCGGTAGCCGCCCTTGACCTTCATAACGGGCATTAGTGACCGCCAAGCAGCTTGTTCATCATCTCTTGGACATTGCCGCCGTCGAGCTTCATGACCTTGACCTTTACGTCACTGTCGTGGGGCATATCCATCATTTGATCATCGACTTCTTCGTAGTCTTCGCCGTAATCTTCGCCATCAACGCCCATCATGTCTTGATGGCACAGCAGCAAAAAGTTAACGAGTTGATCGTCTGACATTTCCAAACCTTCTGCATCATGGGGAAAGCCCATTTTTGCCATAAAAAGGTCTGCATTTTCTTCCATGTTTTCGACTTCTACCTGTGCCATGTCGGCCTCCTTTATGGTCGCATTTGTGGGCGCGTCTGTCCCATTGTGCCTAGATTTGCTGGGCGTGGCTTTGGCCGTAGCGATGTTGGTAGGGCGTAGTTTGGTGCCATTTCATCGGCCAGTTTATTATTTGCCATTGCGCGATCCATGTCGGACTGCGTCATTGACGGCTCCCGCTGCGTTGGGATTGTCTGCGGCATGGACATATCAGGTGGTGTGCCTGTGCCAAAGTCTGGACGGCCCCTTGGCGCATTAGAAGCTGCCATAGATCGTTCCATTTGGTTTAATACGTCTTGCATTGCTGCGCGTTGGTCTTCGGGCAAAATCTGTAAATTCTCAAAGGGAATGCCTTGCTCTTGCGCTTGCTGAAACTTTTGTCTCGCCTGACTAACAACTTCTAAAACACCGTCAGATATTTGAGATGCATCAATACCAGCCGTGACCAGAGCGTTTGTGTAGTTTCTAATTAGTTCAAGGTCGGTGTTCATGTCGGTCTCCTATTGATTTTGCATATTTAAAGCTGACGCTGGGATTCTGGACAGCACTTCTCCACTAGGGCCAATAACTAGAAAATCTCCAGTGACGGGTTCAAAAACATAATTAGGTTCCGCTGTTTCTGTTTGTGTTCCTTTAGCTTTTGGGCTTTCATCCATATATCGCGTCACTGGCCCAATTGATGACCCAACAGACACGGGCCGACCCAGACGTGAATTTAAAGACCGTGTACCTCGTATAATAGCGTTTCGTTGAGCCTCTGGTAAATTATTGAAATCAGAAGAGCCTTTGTTAAAGATGCCGTCAAAACTTCTTGCCTGTTGTTCTGGTGTACCAACAGGATCGGGCGGTGCGCCCTCGCCTCTGTACGCACGAACTGGAGCCATAGCCATGTCTCTGGCATCGCCAGCAAATCCCTGCATGAACCTAGCCGCTCCGCTGGTCGAGATGTCTCGCCCATCTGATCCTAATGCAGCCTCTTGTCGTATCGATCCCCGTGGCAGTGCGCCGAAAGAATTGCTTATGCCACTGATAAAATTATTACGATTATCATATGCATAACCAATCGGCCCATCATCAGGGCCAGAAATATTGCGCGCTTTATTGGATATAGAATGTTGTTCTCCTAAGAGATATTCGGCTTCAGAAATGTAATTATCTTTGTTTTGATCTAAAGCACCTACGCCTGCGCCACTAAATCGTGCGCCAGATCGACCCGGCCCACCGCCGTCAAACATATCACTAAAGCTAGTGTACCCACCTCCGCTATCGCTATCACTATTACTTCCACCGCACATCTTTAAAACTCCATCCTATATCTGACATCAATTCATAACTATTATTCTATGATATCATCCGCTATTGCATCCGCTTTCTGCATATAGCTGACGCCTCCGTTTTGCGATACTATTTTAATTAGATTTCCATTTCCTGTACTATAAGCCTTAAACATAGGGTTGATGCTAATATCCACACCCACTGAGGCCATTTGATTTGGCATTGGTTCATCATACATACCAGTGCCGCCCATTTGCTGAACAGGCCGCATTGAAGCCCTTTGCTCTGGTTTATACATACCCAAGCCCATTGGAACCGCTGGCCCATTTGAACGATCTTGCACAGGAGATATTATTCCAGCCCGTATAGCGGGAGAAAGATCAAACCCGCTATAAGCAGAGTTAACACGTTGCCCAATGTCGGAACTTCTGGTCATGTTTCGGCCCATATCAATTAGGCCACGGGTAAGAAGTGCTGGCATCCCACCCATTTGCAACAACTCAGCCGCTCCAGAACTTTCTGTTGGGGAAACATATTGATCCCCAGAAGGTGCTGGTTGACGTGCTTGCCCATTTGGCAATGCGCCAAACTGATCAGTAAAGTCGCTTAAAAATGTATTTCTATTGTTATAAGCATCGCCAAGGGGGTCGGTTTCACCACTATTTTCATTCGCTATAGATGCAGCCTGACCCCGTTGATATTCCTGCTCAGAGATATCATTGTCTTCATTCTGATCTAAGACACTAAAGGCGGGTCTACCATCTTCAGTAAGCATGTTTGCAAGCATCTCTGGTGAAAAACCGCACATCTCTAAAACTCCATTCGATATCTGGCGTCAATTCTCGGTTCGCCCATATTGCTATCAGAGTAGCTGATACGACCACCATCACCAATATTTATGCCAATTGATCCAGAATATACTGGCTCCATGCCGCTTGTTTTTTGCCTGTTGATTTCAAAATCAAACGCGCCCATCTTTGCCGCTGCGCCTAGCTTTGAAAATGTGCTGGAGCTTCCCTGCGTAAAAGTGGCAAAAGGAAACGTATAGGTTTTGTCCTGCATGGTTCTGCTGCCCATGACGTTTCCGCTTAAATCTACTGGCCCCAATCTGGTCGATCCATCCAGACCAAGACGCACGGTTCTGGCCTTGTTCTCAACGCCAGCCATGCCGTCTCTGTATTTTGTTTCTTCGGTAGTGTAGCCCATTGAGGGCGTGACACTGCCCATTCTGCCATCAAATGTTTTGTATAAATCTAATTCGGAACGTGGTTCATTTGAGGTGCCGTCAATACTAAGGTTGCCAGAAACAGGCAAATTAAAATCAAATTTATCTTTTAAATCTAAATTTACAAACGCACCTTTTCTCTCATCCATCACGCCATTCCTTGTCTTTGAGGTGGCCCCTGCATGGGAGGCTGCTGTACTGGAACCTGTGCGGCGTCCGATATTGCCGTCAAGGCACCCATATCACCAGCGCCCATGCGCTGTCGAATCTCAGCTACTTTATTCATTAAATATTTATTCATGTCTATGGGCTGCTGACCCCCACCTTGGGAGGAGGGCGGGGGCCGCGCACCCTGCGCTTGCTCTTTCGGCAAACCGCCGAAGGCGGCAGGATTAATGGGGGGCAAATTATATCGTGGGGGGTACATTCTTCATTGCCTCCATTTCTAGTTTTGCTGCGTTCTTCTCCCGCTCAAGCTGCAATTCGGCCTCCAGCTTTGTGACCTTCGCCTGCAAGTCGGCCTGCGCCTTTGCCATTTCGATCTGCATATCCTGCTTGGCCTCTGCCTGCTTGATCTGAATGTTGGACTGTGCCTTGGCCTGATCGGCAGCAATTTGCGCCTGTGTTCTGGCCGTAAGGGCTTCGGTCTCCAGCTTTGCCAATTGCTGCGCGTATTCCAGCGGATTGCCCTGACCTTGTCCCTGCTGACCAACGCCCCTGATGGCTTCGATCTGCTTCATCTGAGGTGCGGCCCTGACCACTTCTGCGGCCCGTTGGCTAATTAAGCGATCTTGCTCTGGATCAACGTCCTCAAACTTAAAGTTCGGGTCTTTAAAGTCGGGCAGGGGCGGCAGTGGCATTGCTACACTCGCCTGCATTCTCAGGCGATACAGCAGCGCGATATGCTCTGCGATGTGGGCAATTAAGATCGGCTGCATAGTTTTAGCGCCGGGGTTGCCAGCCAAAGATGGGTCTTGCAGAAACTGCATATGCACCGCGATATGCGCCTCATGGTCTTGCTCAATGAATGCGCGGATTGGCTTGCCATACATCACGCTCATATTTTCATCGATACAGTCCATCTGGACAGCTTCTTCTGGTTTTTTCAGTATTTCATCGATGTTTTGAATGCGGATCGCCTCATACATCCGCTTGTACGCCTCGTACATATCGTGCAGTTGCGGTGCGGCCTGCGCCATTTGCAGAACGGCCTGTGCCTGCGCGATGCGCTGGGCGGTGCTAAAGATGTTGGGGTCGGACACAGGCACGATGTCAATGCGGTCATCAAAGTCGGCTGCATAGATCGTTTCGGCTGCTCCAGCCCGTGAGAACGTAAACTCTTCTGGCAGATTTTCTGCGTTTAGATTTGATAAGAGTTTAAATTCTTGGCCCTGCGAGTAGTGCAGGCGCTTGTGAATTGCGCTGAACGCCTTCGATCCCTGCTCAATTAGGGCAACTGTCGATCCCACTGGGGCGTTTGGATTTACGTCACCGACATTGAGATCGGCTGTGGACGCAAAGCGTTGGCCTGCCTCAACCATAAAGCCCAACAGATTAAACAGCGAACCTGACGGCTCCTTAAACGGCAGTGGCATTATGGCTTTGTTAACGTCATCGACGGTGCTGTCGAGATCGACAAATTCACCGGGGTTAACTTGCACATCGCCGCCAGTAACACGGCCACGTAGCTTAAACCCACCTTGCATATTTGCGAATGCGGCACTGTCGAGCAGGGCGCGAAGCGATCCTGTCGCCGCTTTTCCCAGCCCACCGATCATGTGATATAGGCCAAAGCCGTAGAACCCAAGTCCGGGCAAAAACTTGTAGCTCACAAACCAGTCACGGCGTTTTTTCATCTCATCGTCTTCGCGCCAATTGCGCCTGACCGACACGATCTTTTGATTGTCGTAATCGATGGTAATGACGTAGGGCAGGGCGACAGCGTTATCGTCCTCATCCTCTTCATCCATTTCTTCGCCATCAATGCCGTCGAACAAATCATAGACGTGCATTTCCAGCAGTGTGATTATGTCATCATTGCTATCGTCGTATTCATCGACGCCCTCGATTTCTCCAATAACGCTGTCGGCTGGATCGACATCGTCGCTGCCTGCATCGCTGGTCTGGAGGTAGTAGCCGTTTTGAACATAGCGATTGTATTCGTTCTTTGGCATTCTAATGAGGTGAGTATAGCGTGGGGATGTGTAGAGGTCTTTGCTTTCTGGAGCCACGCAGAAGTCTTCTGCTTTGACGAACTGGCTGCATTGCCTGTCGAGGTTTACGTCCCACCAAACTTTTTTGAACGTCTGGCCGACCAGCGGTAGGTGAAACAGCATTTGATCCAGATCGGGAAAGTATTCGGGCATTTCCTGTGTGATCTGATAATTCATAAATTCTCTGACCCTGCGGCCCTGCTCTTCGATTTCTTCGTCTGGCTGACCAATGATGACCGTCTTGATTGGGCCACCTGACGGGTAAAGCTCTGCAATGGCCTTGGCATTGAATTGGGTTGCTGCTTCTGCGATCAGGGGGTGAACAACGATGGACAGGCCACGGGTGGCCCTCTCGTCTTCTCCCTCGTCCAGACCACCGTCTGGGTCTAGAGTTTTGAGGCCAGCCTTGTAGCGTGTCTTCCACTCGTCTCTGGCGGCTTCATCGTTTTCGTAATACGACACAAGCTCCGCACCTTTTGCCGATAGCTCCCGTGCGTCGATCTCTTCTGCGAGGTTGGCGTCGAAGCCGCCGTCGCTCTCTTCGATATCGTCAAGCTCTGGATCACCGATCAGCACGTCACCGTCTGGAAGGGTCTCGACCATCAGGTCATCTGCGGGTGCGCCTTCAGCAAACGGGATTACATTTGGATCAGCCATATAAAGTTATCCTTTGCGGTTCTTGATAATCGTCCTCGTCGGGGTCTTCTGTGTGACCAAGGAACCAGCCCTTACGCAGTCTTAGCCATGCTTGGGTGCAAGTGTCAACGATATCATCATTTGGGTGAGCGGGGAAGGCGGCACATATTGAGATCAAATCTTCGGCCCATTTGCGCTTGGGATAGAATATTCTGCCGTCTTCCAACAGGGCAGATGCGGCGTGTGCGCGAGCTTCTTTATCACGGTCTGGGCTGTACGCCAGCACTGGCACCCCTGCCATTCTGAGGTCTTGCAGGAGGCTCTGCCCTGACGCCTTCTTCTCTATCAAGACTGCGTCTGGCTCCCAGTCATCATATGCCTCCTGCGCCAGCTTGCGTAACTCTGGGTAGTTAACTTTATCGTACCACGCCTCCAGCACGATGGCGCAGTCGTATCCTTGGTACTTAAATACGCCCCAAGTCGTTCTGGCGCTGAAGCTGGAGCTTTCCTTTGTTTCAAAGGCTGTGTCCCAAGACTGAATTACATATTCGATATTTTCGGGGAGGTCTTCCTTTTCCCACGGCACCCACCAGCTTGACTTGAGGATACCGCCGCCCTTGGGGCTTGGCCGCTGCTGTAGCTGCCCTGCGGCTGCGTAGGAGCCAAGGCTGCGCTCTAGGGTGGTCAGGGTCTTCTCGTCCATCCTATCGGGCCAGAGAAGCTCTCCCTCTTCTGTGCGGGGGTCTGTGAAGCCAAGGGTTGATCTGTTGGGCGTGGGATGGCCGATTTCGTATCTGGCAGGCAGGCACAGGTGATCCCACTCATTGCCTAGCTCATTGGCGAGTATATGGCCCGTGAGGTCTTGTTCGTGCAGTCTTTGCATGATGATGACAAACGCGCCCGTCTGTGGGTCGTTGAGGCGCGTCTGCATGGCCTGATCCCACCAGTCCAGCACACCTTCCCTGACGGCGCTGCTGTCGGCCTCCACGCTGTTGTGTGGATCATCGATACAAATGATGTCACCACCATCACCAGTTAGCGCACCACCAACACTGGTCGCGATTCTGAAGCCTGTGTGATCGTTTTCAAACCGCTGCTTCTGGTTTTGATCGTCGGTCAATTTAAACTTGTCACCGAAGTGCGCCTTGTACCACGGGCTGTCGATTAGCCTGCGGCACTTGGTGCTATCCCTGATCGACAGGGAGGCAGCGTAGGACGCATAGAGAAACTTCTTGGATGGTTGTGTGGCCCAAGTCCACGCAGGCAGCGCCACGGCCACGCTGATTGATTTCATGTGGCGTGGCGGCACGTTTATGATTAGGCGCTTGATGTCGCCTTCGGCCACGGCTTGGAGGTGATCACTGATGGCATCGATGTGCCAGTTGTTTTTGAAATCGACGCCCGGTTCAATCGTCGGCCAAGCGGCTTTCGTAAACTCCCTCAATGATCTGCGGTAACGCTCCGCTTGAACTTGCTCCAGTGTCAGCTTGCTTAAAAGCTGCTGCAATTGCGCTGAGTTGGTCATCGCTCATCCTTGTTAAATCTATGACATTTTTATGCTCGACAGTGGTTGAGACCTCATGCTTATTCGACCAGTTTTCTTTGTCCCTGTTGTTTAGGTAGTAAATGATGGCGACATTATCCCGCTCGACGGTGGCATTTTCAAACAGGGCATTGGTAACTTTTGAGAGGGCAATTGCCTTGCCTTTTTTTATAGTCTCCATAAACTCTAAGTTTTCGGCCTGCCTATTGTAGAAGGTGGCGGGTGAAATTCCCAAGCAAGATGCGATTTGTTCGACAGTTAATCCCTGCCCTGCAAGGGTTTTAACCTCTGACATCACTTCTTCTGTGATTTCAAACTTCGGCCTACCGACAGATTTTTTGGCTGGTTGTTTCTTAGTTGTTTTTTTCGCCATAATGCGGCCCTCCTTTAATTTTCATATAATGCAAAATTAAATTAAAAAAAAGGGTTGTCGTTCTTGTGATAAAAAAACCCTCGCAGCGGCAACTGCAAGGGTTTATAATTTATTTGAACTTTGTAGCTGTAACCACAAGAGTTCTACCTAGCTAAAAGTAAGAGCGACCGACCCCTAATTTTTATTTGTTTTATCATGCATTGATTCTGGGTCAATCAAAAACATTTGTGTCAACTCCCATTAATTGCGATTGATTAAAGGGAGAGCATTGCGATGGCGACAATTGCGACAAGGGTTGCAAAGGCAATGCCTGCGATGATTTCTTTCATCCAGCCGTCTGGTTTTGTGTTGTGGATGCTGACGTGGCCTCTCAGATTTATGGCGATATATTGCCCTGACGCTGCTGCTTGCTCTCCTGCCTGCGTGTGAACCCACAAATGTGGGCTTCCTGCACGTTTGGAGCATTCTGGCTTTAGCCACTCTGGCATGTCTTGGCTCCACTCGTAGCCTCTGAATTGCCAAGATTTAACGATCATTTTTCTTTTCCTCTTCATATGGTTCGTATTCGCTGCCGAATATCTCGTTTAGCATTGGCTCAAGAATTGTTGCTATTTGTTTCATGCGATCTTTTGGTTTGATATCGGGGTTTTTGCAAACGCTTTGGATAGTGATTGCGATTGCCTGATATGGTTTTATTTTATTGTTTTTCCCTTCCCATTTTGCCAGCTTTTCTTCTGAGACGTTTTTTTCTTTGAGCGTATTTATTATTTCTTTGGCGGTAACCTTTCCAAGATTGGGTGTATGCATCATTTTTTTATAGCTGACATTTTCCAAAAACTCATCAAATGTCATATCAAGAGCCGACAGGGTGTTTATTGTATTCATTGCTCTTGCTGACATAAACAGATCGCCCATTGTTGTGGCAGCTTCATGAAGCTCTAGCTTGTCTTCATGTCTGCTTCCCCACGCAACCCTCTGCCTTGCTCGTTCTATGCTTACACCAAGCTCATCGCCTATTTGCTTAAATGTTTTTCCATCGCGCCTTAGTTTAAGAGCGTATTCATTCATGTTTATTTTATCGTAATCGATCATAATTTATCCTCCCGTTCATCGAAGTGGTGAGCCAGCCTGCGTAGCTCTGTTGCGGTTCCCTTGGTGATGACGCCTGTGAATAGTGGGCGTCGATCCTTTGCGTGTACGGCCTCCCCAGCGATTACTGCGTAGGTCGTGTCGGTCAGTTCAAAAGTCAGATGATCCACTTTGAACTGCTCTCGTTTAATTGCCTGTCTGGTCATAATCTGTCCTGACGTTTTGATATGCTTTTCGCAGCATTCCTCTGGCCTCTTCAAGCATTGTGAGTGCGTCATTGAGGTCTGGGAAGTCATCTGGCGTTATTTTGCATGACAGCATATGCTGGATTGTCAGGTCAAGTTTTGATAGAATTTGACCCAACTCTTCGATGCGTTCAAGGCTCATAGCGTAAACCTTGATACGTTATGCGCCCAGAGGTTGAAGCTGCATTTGGATTGCTCTGGGCTTCCCCACACTTCTGCCTTGGCGATTTTGCCTTTGCTATGCAGCCTTGCCAGATTGTTATTGATATCTTTATCTGTTGTGGTTGCATGGTCTGGGTTGTCTTCGCGGTATGCTGCTATCACTTCGGACGTGATGAGGTATGTGTCTGCTGCTTTCAGCACTGCCTTGAGGTCTTCCGCTATTTGTTGCGGCGTTTGTTTTTGCCGCTCAATGATTTCTGTCAGGACGCCATGTTCTGGCTGCTCTGGGCTTTCCTCTGGCAGACTTTCTTTTAGCTTAACGCAACCGACTGCGCGGTATGGTATTGTTTGCGCCTTGTCTGGATGATTTGGCACGACATCCATTAACACTTGATCGCCCACCGTTAATTGTAAGAATCTTGCGAGATTGTTTGTTATGAAGGTGTTTTGGCCTTCTGCATCTACAGCGAATGCGCTGTAGTGCTGGGTGATATTTGTGATTAACCCATGAATTTTTTGAAGTTCCATTGTTTTTTTCCCATTGATTGATTTGACGAGGGGGCAGTTTTTACCGCCCCCTTTCGCATTACATTTCGTTGTAGAGTTTTTGCAGCTTATCGAATGCGTAGACTGCTTCTTCGCGGTTTTGCACAAATGGAAGAATTTCTTCGATTGCGAGTTCACGAATTTCTGCTTTGGTTTTACCTTTGCAGAGTTCTTTGACGCTTGGCTTCATTTTTTACCTCCTTTCTTTTTTTGATTGTGACTTACAGATAGAGATTTATTTTATATGTTCAAGAAGATTTTGCACTGTCTGTAAAGTTTATTTGATTGGTTCCTTTTTCTATTAATTCTTCCAGTGCTTCTGTTGCTGCTGGATTGAAGATGGTTCGCATTGCGGCTTGATTGATGCGCCGAATTTCTTGGCGCACCTCTGTTAGCGTATCTAGATCATCTTGGTTCATTTGATGGTCTCCATGTTGTCGATTAAATCATCGATAATTCTTGCAATTTGAAGGAGACCCGACAATTCTTTGTTCGGGTGTTTGTGTGGACATTTTCTGAGCGCATCGTATGCCGCATCATTTAGAATTTTTAGGTGTTCTTTGTAATCGGTCATTTCATTCTCCTTTTGCTGGTGATGTTATGGCACAGATTGCACCGAAGCCTTGCTTTCCAAGGTGGTGACTTGCGTAGTCTAATGCGGCAAAGATTGCGGCTTGATCCATATCGCCATGCTTTGGGTTCCAGACATATGGCAAGTTTTTAATGGTGATAACCATATCGCTGGTGTTGTGTTTTAGCTCTACGGTTGCGGTGCGATTATAAGTTTTCATTTAATCCTCCTCCTGAGTTCGTCTGAATATGTCATGCCCTGATCGGCATAGAAGTTTTCTTTTTCGGGGTTCCAGCCTTTCATGGCTTCCCGCGCATTGCGGCAGTCTTGGATGATGAAGACGAGGGCGTCTTGATCGACGCTTTTGGCGTGGTCTTCCCATTTTGCGAAGTCTGCTGCAGTTGCGCCTGACATTATTCTGCCTCCCATGAGCAAGAGCCACCGCTCTCTAATCTCTTCATCAAGCCTTTATTGAAACTTTCATAATGGGCTTTAACAATTTCATCGCCTTTCATCAGGACAACGTGTTCGCAACGTCCACCCCATCCATCGCTATCAGTCCAGCGTTTTAGGATTTCCCAGCCTTTATCTTCAGCATCAGCAAGGACGCTGTCCATGCCAGCCAAGTCTTTTGCGGCTTTGCGCTCTGGGCCACCGTTTAGTTCCCACTTTAAGTAGGCCAGTTCTTCGCGGTCATATTCACTGAGTTTTGTCATTTTTCTTCCTCTCTCTCTTACACACTACAGATAGATACTTTTAAAGATACATCAAGGGCCATCGATAAATTATTTACTTTATTTTATGCTTATTTATTGCAGAGCAGTAAAAGCAATAAATCGAAACTCTCTAAGTACCTTATATATATATATAATATTATTATTATTATTATTATTATTATATATAGTGTATTACTGCCCCCCACCCCCTACCCCCCACCTATGTATGAGGGGGGGTGGAGGGTGAGGAGTATAGACGCCCCCAAGGTGCTGCAATAAATGCAATAAATACAATAAATCAGAACCCGTTGAAATCATTGACAAATACCCCAATGTTTAGTGATGCAATAAATCATGCAGTTAATCGTCGCGGCATTTGTCGAGGGCTTTCTCAGCCAGCATTGCGTAAAACTGCACCCCCTCGCTGACATTGGCGACATCTCTGATCTCCTCCAGTGCGTCCCTCATTATTAAGTTTTGCTCGTAGATTTTTTTCCACTGCTCTCGCTCAAACATTATGCCCCCCCGCTATTGTATTGATGGTGCAAACCAAGCCATCGTCGGACGGCCCCGCTTGCCCTCGTTCAGATTGCGGCACTCTATGCCCCTATCGTTTGCCAGAGCATCTAGAACGTCCCCACGCTTGCGTCTGTCCATGTTTGCGAATGCCCCCACGCTGCGCGTAATCTGGCTCTCTGTGATGCCAGCCAGCCCCGATGTTTCGATCTTGGTAAAGACCGCCTTGCAGCAGGCATCAAAGGGGCCGTCTGCCATATTGGCCTTGAACATTTTAATCGTCTCAGTGGCGTAATGCTCGACATAATCGATACTCCACTGCATGGCGTCCAGCCCGATACTTTCCTGTCCCATAGACCGCGCAATGATCAGCGACAGGCGCATGGCGATCTCTCTGGATCGATTGTACATAGCCTCCAGCCCAGTGCCTGCCTCTGCCCTAATGGCGTCCACCAGCCGCTCCTCGTAGCGTCTCAAGATCGCCTTGGCCTCTGGTGTGAATGCCACCTCCATTGGTGAGGGCGGCACATCGTGTGTTGATCCGGGGTCTAGCGTCCCGTTAACTGCGTGGGCGTGATCGCTGGCCCAAGATTTCAGCCGT